TTTTCCAACTGCCCGGAGGATTGCCGTGTCAGCATTGCGGAGAAGTGCTGACGCGAGTGCAGCACACACGGACAACGCCGGGTTTCATTCTGCGGGAGCGTCATTGTCCTGCCTGCGGTCGAATCAATACGACTTCGGAACGTATCGTTGCAGTCCGTGAACGTCACGGAAAATTCAATGAGCCGATGCAGTAGTTGGCACTAATGCCAGCATGTTGTTTCTGTACGTGGTGTGGTGTGCCATTATACGGGCATGACCACACCAGCCGAACAACTCGCATCCGACGTGAGCAAGCCTGCAGCCATCAGCAATGATGGCGTCAGCGTGAGCAATCGCAGCCTCACGGAACTGATGGAATACGAAAAGCATCAGGCCGCTAAGTCTGCTGCCGCATCTCCGAAGGCGTGGTTGCGTGGTGCCATTCTGAAAATCGTCCCGCCCGGAGGTCATTGAGATGGCCCGACGTGGACGATACAAGCAGCCTGCAGCGGCACCACAGAAGATGGTGCGTGCGAAGTTTGATCTGGCACAAACGACGCCGGACAACCGCAGGCATTGGACGAATGCTGATGGATTGGCGGCACGAGCTGCAATCAGTCCGGCAGTCCGGCGAGTGGTTCGGATTCGCAGCCGATACGAGGCGGACAACAATTCATGGTATGCCGGTATCCTGCGAACAGCCTCCAACCATATCGTCGGCGCAGCAGGCCCGCGATTACAGGTGCTGACGGCAGACACCGATGCAAACCGCCGCTTAGAGTCCGCTTGGCGTCAGTGGTCACACCGGGTGAAACTCGCCGACATTCTGCGCACGTGCGTTGAGGCGTACTGGCGTGATGGCGAAGTCTTCATTATGCGGGGCAGTTCGGTTCGGTTTCCGCTGGGGCTGGATCTATTGGTGCTGGAGTCTGATCAGATTGCCACACCGTGGCAGCAGTCGCAATTGGTTGACCCGTTTGTGGACGACGGCATCAGATTTGATCGGGCAACGAACGAGCTGGAATTCTACGTCTACGACCATCACCCCGGATTGAACACGCCTGTAAGCACATTGCAGGGGCAATGGTACGCGGCGCGTGAAGTCTGTCACCTGTATCGGGCTGAGCGACCGGGGCAAACCAGAGGCATCCCGCGAGCAACACCGGCACTGCAGACGCTGCCGATCATGCGACGGCAGGAACTGGCCACGCTGTACTCTGCAGAGACCGCAGCGAATTTTGCCATGTATCTTAAGAGCAATTCGCCCGCGATTGATCCTGCAGACAGTCCGAGCGACTTCGCGGAAATCGAGCTGACGCGGAACATGCTGACGACGCTGCCTGCAGGCTGGGAAATCGGACAGGTCGAGCCGAAGCAGCCGGGGCCGCTGTACGAGATGTTTCAGCGACAGGCATTGATGAGTTTCTGCCGCTGCACAAACATGCCCTACACGCTGGCAGCAGGCACGGGGAAGGATGCAAATTTTTCGTCCTTCAAAGGGGACATGAAAAACGTCTGGGAACCGGAAGTGCAGGTTGAGCAAAACCGGATTCAGATGGACATCGTGGAGCGGTTGTGGCAGTGGTTTTTGGAGTCTGCCGTTTTCGCTCCGGGGCTACTGAACGGCCTGCCAGCGATTGCAGACATTGAACACCGATGGCACTGGCCACCACTGCCGGAACTGGATCAGGTGGAGAGTGCACAGGCCGCTGAGATTCGGTTGCGGACTGGTCTGGCAACGCCAACCGAGGAGCACGCACGCAGGGGCAAAGATTGGGATCTGGAGTCTGTGCGTGGGGCTGCCGACTTTGGAGTGAGCGTGGACCAATACCGGAAGGCCGTGTTTGCTCAAACCTTCCCCGTGACTGGAACGCCACAGGCACCCGGTATGCCGACCGATACGACCGTCACCACAGCGAGTACGGCAGTGGCTGACACCGCGATGAACGGGGCGCAGGTCAGCAGTATCGTCACAATCATTGGCCAGGTGGCAGCCGGAGTGATTCCAGCCGCATCAGCGAAGGCCCTGATTCGATCGGCCTTCCCGCTGGTTGCAGAGTCGAATGTGGATCAGATGCTGGCCCCGTTTCAGAACGTGGCGCAGCAGGCACCGGCAGCTCCGCAGCAAGCCCCCGCTGCGGCTGCCGGTGAATACACAACGATAGGACAGCGAGCATTTACAAACAACCAGAAACGCATCCGCAAGACTCTCGACAGCCTGACATCGGGCGAGATTTCCGAGGTGATGGCGGACCAGACTTTGCAGTCTATCGGCCTGAGTCCCGAGCGGTCTCGGGCGTTGCTCGATGACGCACTGGCGAGCGGTGTGACGGATGACGAATTGCAGCAGGTTGACGCTGCAGACGCTGACATCATGGCTGCGCTGTCTGACGTGGATCTGACACCGTCAGAGGGCATGAAACAGGAAGCGCAGCGCGGGCTGGATTGGCGCAAGGAACACGGGCGCGGAGGCACCCCGGTAGGTATTGCGCGAGCACGAGACATTGCAAACGGGAAGAGCCTGTCGCCTGAGACCGTCAGCCGAATGGTGTCATTCTTCAGCCGTCACGAAGGCAACAAAAAGGCCGATGGATTTTCGCCGGGTGAAGATGGGTTTCCGTCAAACGGCCGGATTGCGTGGGCACTGTGGGGCGGAGATGCTGGGCAGACGTGGGCGCGGTCAAAGTTCGAGCAATTGCAGAACGCTCGCGAGGTGGCGAAATGAAGAACATAAGCATCACGAATCGCCTTCAGCTGCAGGCGGCGGACGGCGCAAAACCGCGACGGTTCAAGATTGAGGCGTACAACGGCGGTCTGTTGCCGGTCGATGGGTTTGAGTATCCGGTCGTGGTGGATCTGCGAGGACTGCAAACACCGAACCAGATACCGATTTTAATTGACCATCGCAAAGAGGTTGAGGCCACACTGGGTATCACGGATGCAATCGCAAACACAGGCGAGACGCTGACGCTGGCCGGACTGGTCACGGGTGTGTCGCCATTAGTGCAGACTGTGCTGGCACAGGATGCAGCCGGGCAAACTTGGCAGGCGTCAATCGGGGCGCGTGTGCTGGAGTCAGTAGAAGTCCCCGAGGGTCAGGTTGTCAACGTGAATGGTCAAGAGATTTCCGGGCCGTTTGTGCTGGCAGTGAAAAGTGTGTTGAAGGAAACCTCGATACTGCCGCTCGGTGCGGATTCGAGTACGTCAGTCAATTTGGCTGCATCCGCAGCCGCAGCATCGAAAGGGCTGGTTATGTCGTTTGAAGATTGGGTGAAAAGTCTTGGGCTGGATTCCAGCACCATGAATCCAGAGCAGCAGGCCGCGTTGCAGGACGCCTACGCCGCGAAGATGCAGGTGTCTGCATCAATGAATGAGAAGAAGCCAGATCAGCAGCCAATGGCTGCCACGCCGGCTGCTCCATCACTGCCAACCACTGCAGCCGCTGCAGCACAGGTGGATCTGATGGCCGGATTCCGCCAGGGTCTGGCTGCTGAGCATCGCCGAGCGTCTGCAATCAACGCCGCTGCTGGTGGGTTTCACGACATCGCAGCCACTGCGATTGAGCAGGGCTGGAGTGTTGAGAAGACCGAACTGGAAGCCCTGAAGCGGCAGACTGCACAGAACCGCACGCGACCGACTTCATTCAGTGCAGCACAGGGGAGCGGGGACCAGACCCGCATCCTGCAGGCCGCGCTGTCAGTCGCACGCGGGCACAAGGCTGACAAGCACTTCACCGACGCCGAACTGCAGGCCGCACACAGTCAGTACCGTGGGCGTGTTGGTCTTCAGCAGGTGATTATTCAGGCCGCTGCAGCAAACGGAATGCCGATCCATGTTGGCAGCCGATTGCATGACGGCAACCTGCGTGAGGCGTTGCAGTATGCGAGCGGTCAGAATCTGCAGGCCGCATTCAGCACGGTCAGCCTTCCGGGCATCTTCAGCAATCTGGCCAACAAGGAACTGCTGGCAGGGTTTGAGGAAGAGGACAACAACTGGGAAGAAATCAGCGACGTGAAAAGCGTTTCGGACTTCAAGACTCACACGTCATATCGTCTCAACGACGAAATGGAGTATGAGGAACTGGGGCCGGGCGGCGTGATGAAGCACGGCAAGATCAGCGAAGAGAGTTACAATCGCTCTGCTGACACCTACGCGAAGATGTTTTCGCTGACACGTCGGGACATTATCAACGATGACCTCGGGGCGTTTGATGATCTGCGTGTGCGTCTCGGACGTGGCGCAGCCCGTCGCCTGAATCGTCTGGTGTGGACGACCTTTCTGGCGAATCACACGACGTTCTGGACGAGTGCCCGCACGAACTACATTGAAGGCGGCACGACCAATCTCGGAACCGATGGCGTTGGCCTGAGTCTTGGCGTGAAGGCTTTCCGTCAGCGGAAGTCCCCGCTGGTGACTGGTGCTGAAGAATCCAGCCGCATGACGCTGGGCGGACGTGCAACAAAGCTGCTGGTTCCGCCGGAGCTGGAAGCCGTTGCTGAGGCCCTGTATGTGGCCCGCAATCTGGCTGCTGTGAAGGCAGCGGACGCAAACATCCACGCGGGCAAGTACCGCGTAGTGGTTGCATCTGAGCTGTCTGATTCCGTGTATGGTGGCGGTTACAGCTCCACGGCGTGGTACCTGTTCGGCGACACGCTGAAGCCGGTTGTGACCTCGTTCCTGAATGGACAGCGTTCTCCGACTGTTGAATCTGCTGATGCTGATTTCAACACGCTCGGCATTCAGTTCCGTGGCTACCACGACTTCGGCTGCTCGCAGTCCGAATACTTGGCAGGCGTGAAGAGCAAGGGTGCTGCCTGATGCAGGCGGCGAGTGAGTGAATCCCGGCAGCAGTGGCTGCCGGGTCTTTTCAAATTGAATCCATTCAGGAGCATATACAGATGGCACAGAGTCCCGCATTTCTCTACAGCGACGATGACGCTGTAGACTACACGCCAGCCGCTGCGGTGGTTGGCGGAGACGTCGTCGTGCAGGCCGGTATTGTTGGCATCACGCCGACCGATCTGGCCGCGAGCGAAAAAGGCAGTTTGGCAATCGAAGGCATCTACGATGTCCCGAAGACCACCGCTGCTTGGGTGATTGGTCAGCCGGTGTTTTGGGATTCAACTGGAACACCGGACAGCGGAGACGCAAGCAGCGGGGCCGCTAACCAGATCGGCACTGGCGTTTACATGGGTATCGCAACACAGGCTGCCGGATCTGGCGACAACACCGGACGAGTGCTGCTGAATGCTCCGTATCCTCAGAGGCCGGTGGCTGTCACCGCGACCACTGGCGGCGCAACCACTGGCCTGATTCCAGCCGGTGCGTCATTCGTCACGGTCACGAGCGAC